TCGAAATACAGAGCAAAGGCTTTACCACGCCCTCTGAGCTTGTTCTTCGTAGTGACAATATCAAAACCGCTGTCGTACGGATCAGACAAGCCAGTAACAAGCAGAGCTTTCCTGTACCGATAGGTTTGCACCAACGGAGTCCACTTGTTAGCAGCAGCCGTATTAGCGAATGCCCACTGACCACGCATCAGACATCCGGATTGGTGGAGAGGTTGGAAGCTTTCATCCACACCTTGTTCCGTCCGCTTGAAGTGCATAATCAAATAAGGAATCTGCTTCTCCATGCCACTGTCGCCTGCTGTCTGAGTGCCAGTGAGGCAATGAGCCTTAGCATCCACGCCAAGCCCGTCCACCTTGCTCCAATCCCTAAACTCCGTATTGTTGTAGAAGCTGAAGGTCATAGAGCCAGCCGTAACCAGCGTGATGTATCTAAGCGTCTGTACATTCGAAACCTGATTGACCGAAGGCAACACTACATCGTCAGCATTAGAAAGAACCTGATCGGTGCCTGCAAACACTGCCTGAGTACCCGGAGCCGTGAGAGTGATATTCGATTGGAACACTCCAACAATTTCCGTAGTACGTGCAGCAGTATCGAAGACTTCGTTCTGGGTGAAGCTGCCAACCTGCGAATCAAAGATAAGTTCAAGCGTTCTAGAGCCCACGGTGAACAAGTCACCTGTCTTATACACCCATCGTACTTTCTTGCTAATCTCGTCATACTCACCGAAGGCATTGAGCTTGGATTGGTTAGGAATCTCTCTGTACAGCGTTTGAATCGTGGTGAGAGTCAGGCTCTTCACTTCCAAATCTCCAAACTGATTCTTCCCAACCACATAGATACCATCAGAAGCCCAATAGAAGCACGTAGCTCCTTCCGTGACGATTGTCTTAGGGGCTAGTGCTCCAAAGGTAGAAACCTTGCTAACCTTGTAATTAGTGGCTCCAAAGCCCGAATCTACTTGACCACCTGTAACCGTCCATACACCGTTGGTAGCAAACACCACCAAGTGAGTGCCGAGGTTACGAAGAGCGATAATGTTCTTAGCACCTGACACACGGAGAAATCCACCATCGGTATCTACCACATCGCTGCTGTCTCGGCTGGTAGGGTCACCCTCCTGATAACACTTCTTAATGTCCTGCCTGTTCTTCACAAGCTGTGAGAAGAAGATATAATTGGTGAGAATAGGACTGCGTACGTCACCACCTACCAACTCACCATTAAACCCTGCAAAGAAGATACGACCAGCATAGGCTTCCACACAAGAAGGCCCACCAGTAGTTACATCCGTAGGAATAGTGGCAGGGAATGATAGCTGAGGATACTTAGTCTTGTTTCCATCAAACTCACTCTGCCTAGACGATCCACGGTTGAGAACATCAATCGTGTAATAGCCCTTAGCCGAAGAGGTTTTAGCTCCGAGTGTTTCAGTGTACAGGTTGGTAAAGACACGCTCAAAAGGAGTTTGTCCCGTAGCTACGGATTGAAACTGCAATCCCGTCCATACCTGTTCTGAGTTACTTGGATACACACCCAGAGCCGTCTGGTAGATGTCTACCGGGTCAAGCAACACACCATCCGATCGCTTGCGAGGAATACCCCACGATTGATTCTGAAGGTTGTAATAGTGAATACCACCAAGGTTGGGGGAACGGAACGAAGGATCATTCTCGTATCCCGGGAACTGTTCTTCCAAGCCCCACACATCACGCGTTCTCAGTGTTTGATAATCGATAGGGAAGAGGGTAGGGTCAGACGTATCGTACGTAATCACCGCGATGGTAGAAGCGCCACCAGCTACCGCCAAGATACCTTCCACGGCTGCAAACGAATAAATGACATCCGATTCAAACAGACCTACATTAATCTGTGCAATGAAGCCACTGCCGCTGATCGACAACACATCCCGATTAAAGAACATCAGGGAGTTGCCAAACTGCACCACTTGGAAGTTGAGGTTGGGATTGCCATTCACAGCGTCCCATCGGAAAGTGTTGAAGGCATTTGCTGAGGCATCCCCTACGGACATTCCTGTATCGTGCAACTGGAAGCCTTCTTCGAAATCCATGCCAAGACGGCGCTGCCTGCTACCGTCTCGGTTCAATTCAAAATTAACTTCGTCCGCAGAAGCATTAGCCGGAAAGTTAAGGGCGCTTGCTTCGGTAATGAGTCCTTGGATGAAGCTGTTTACATCAGCCCTTTGTCCCGGCTTTGACATGTGCAATATCCTTCTTTTCAATGTAAGCGTCGATAATCCGCATTGCCGTATGACGGTCTGTGAACAAACCATCGAACACTAGAGGAAGGGAGCCACCACGCTTCATATTCTGAATCAACCAACTCTTAGGATTGGCAGGGGCAGCTTTAATCAAATAACCTTTATATTCTTGTTCAATCATTTTCTACTCTTCCTTTCGGCTGGTTCGAATGTCCATGTGGGATAGTCTGGATTCTTAACTCGATTGCAAACCGTCTTAGTAGTGCAGCCAAAACGCGCTGCCACATCAATAGAAGTATTGAACTTCTCACTGTCAACAATCCAATAACCCTTCCACCTTGGTCCATGCACTCCAGAATTCGATTTGCTGATATTATCCTTTTGCGCTTGAGACATTCTCTTGCCTTTGTGACTAGGGGGCATACCTCCACCTGCCACAAGATTCCATCCCATACGTGCAATAGGTCTAAGTTTGTTTTCTAAATCTAGGCAATACTTTCTATTACCTTCAACAAGAACATACTCAATAATGTCATCGTATTTTCTATATGCATTGATTAACCTTCCATCTTTTTCATACAGTTTATGACGCTGCCACCGGTAGCTAGGATTGGAACTAATTCCAACATAACCTTTTGTGAAATCGAATTTGTCCTGTTGTCGGCAGATGTGATACACGAAGCAATTCATTTACGAGACTTTCTGCCGTACGAGTCATAGCGAACACCACCATGTGCTTGCCAATCCCTACGGCTAAGCCACCTACGCTGACGTGTTGCCTTCTGCTCTGCCTTCTGGTCTGCATTCTGTTTAATCTTCAGGGCAGCCGTACTCTTCGATTCTTCCAAGAGCAAGCTGAATGCTTCCGAAGGAAGGTCAGGAACCGCGTTATCCAGATGCACCCATACAGGCTCCATATAAGCGAGCACTTGGGTCTTGCTGGATTTAAGCGTATCGTCAATAGCGTTGTTATAGCTGTCGCAGACAATGTAATTGTCATCAAAGGATGTCCAATACTGAGGAGCCCGGTCATTGAACACAATGAGTTGGGAGCCACTAAAGTCTGTAATCAGTTGGGTGTTGTCTGAGTTGTTGCGGGTAGAGGTAACACGAAGGAACTGATCCGGATACAGATACTTCACTTCCTGCATCAACAGCGTGTCAGTTTCCAGTTTCCTCTTGTCGTAATTGAAGAAGATGAGTTCCTTAATCTTCTCGGGTAGTTTTAGATAGCTAGGCTTAGTCAGATCGCTCAGTGAATCCAATTGGATCAGGCGACGAAGGTGAGGCCAAGTCTTACCGTCAATCAGTTCAAGATAACAATCCCGAACGATGTTGGCTGCTTGTTGACTCTCAATCGTATCGTCAATCGAATTCACCTCGTCTGCGTCAATATCGTTCAGAATGCTCTGAACCAGATCAAGGAGACTCCGCTTCATACTGACTGCCTCAACAGGTGAAGGCTGATATTGGCGTCACTAATCGTAAGGCTCCCTGTAGCGCTAGAGGCAATGTACATCTGGATGAAGTCACCAGCCGTCAATTGGGCCAAGCCAAAGGCCATGAGATTACCTGCATCGCCTGCACTATTGGATTTACTCTTCACCCTACGGGGACCAAAGGTAACGCCATTCACTCGATACTTCAAACCGATGAAAGCCGTATTAGTGGGGTAGCCAGCGATATTCGCCCAAGCATCCACCTTGTAGACGCCCGTAACAGGCACAGTAAGGGAGTTGGTAGAGAAGCTAACACCGAAGTTCTGTTCGCCCACCCAAGGCGCACCAGTGCCCGTAAACAGCGAGTAATCGCTATTCGTTTGCAAGGTGGGATCTCCTGCTGCCGTAACACCGAAAGCATTCGTGTTATTCGTGATGGTCATACATCCAAACTGTGCATCTGCCCGATAGACAAAGCCATTGGTGCCATCAGTCACTAGCTTTAGATTGGCATTGCCACCATCGCCAGCCAAGCCTTGAAAATTGTTGGAAGTGAGTTTCTTCCACGTACCGCTGCCCAAACCATCAGCAGCATATACTTGATTCGTTGAAGCAGTAGAGGCCCCTTTCGGTTCATGCCTTTGTGCGTCCGGAATATCCTTATGTTGCACCGTCAAGGTTTTTCTCCTTAGATAAAAGAAAAGGGGCGATGCCTTTTGAGCATGCCCCTTGTCTAATTTAGTTTGCCGAACCGAGCGTACGATTCTTGTACACAAACTCAGCCGTGAGCGTTGCCTTGCCCACACCGGTAACAACCACAGGGGTCGTGCCACCAAGAGCAAAGGTAACCTTCTCGCTTGCCGAAGTACCCGTTGCACTCGTCGTGCTCCACGTACCTGCACCTGCCGAAGCCGGAATCTTAGTACCAACAGCTTCAAGTTCTGCTTCAGTCAGCACAACACCATTCGTAGCCGGAGCCGTACCACCGAAGATAACCGTAGGAGTCGTACCGGTGATATTGAATGCTTCATGCACCGAGAGGACATAACGCAGGAAGTGCGCGCCCTTCGGAATAACCAGCGGAGGAAGGAACGAGTCTTGAAGCGAGGTGCCACTAAACTCAATCGAAAGCTGGTGAATCGAATCATCTGAGTGCTCCACACCAACAGACGTCCCAACAGAACGCGGGCCGTATTGGTTGAACACACCCAGACCAGATTTATTTTCGTATGCCATTTATTTATTCCTTATTAGGCGATGTTGACAGCGGACGTGATAAGGATGCCAAGCGTATCCACACGTTGCGTACCAAAGCCCCAACGGCACGACGTAACAAACTCGTCCCGACGAAGATCCTTATTACGCTCAGTTTCAACCTTGGGCATACGACGCCATGCAGCCATCAGCGGCTTGGTGTTGTCATCAGCCAGCGACATAAACACGTTAGCCACGCCGTTAGCAACCGTGGTCGTACCATCCGAGAACGAGCCCTTATCGAGACGATTCGACGTGATGATATTCCATCCATAGAGGTTCATGAGGAACGTGTGTTCACGATCAAAACCATTCTCAAGGATTTTCTGACCAAACGGGGTAACGTCACGACCGATATTAACCAGACCGTCCAGCGTCGCAGCCACAACCGGATCAACGATAGCGATACGGCCAGCAGCCGGAACGTTAGCCTTGTCGAATGCAAGCTTCATCTGGATAAGATGATTAAGCGTGAAGACGTTGTTGGTAGCTGCCGAAGCGATACGGTGGGCAAAGCCATTGATCGTATTTGCATTGGCATTCGTCTGCGAGGTATTAGCTTTGCGAAGGAAACGCGTTTCAAACACTTCTTGAATTGCACGGGTCGATTCTTGCGAACGCGCTGCAAGCAGAGCTTCCACTTGGTCGCCGTCTTCACGAAGTTCATCCGTGACATACCATGCATCACCAAGGTAATCCGTAATCGTCAGCGTCACTTCACCGCTTTCAATCGGGGTGTAATCGAACGGGACTTCTTCAGCACCGTCTTGAATCGTAACCGTACCAACGGTTTTGATATGCAGCGTAGTGCCCTTACCGAAGTCAGTAACATTCCGGAAGTACGAACCCGGGAGCAAACCATCGTGAAGATTCCGAAGAATGAACGAGGAATACTGTTCTGCTTCAATAAAAGCCGTAGTATTAAAACGATTTTGGCTCATTTATTAAGTTCCTATTATTTGAAATACTTGAAATATACCTTCGGGTCGGAGAGGTCAGCAGCCGTAAGGCCATTGGCGTGGAGTTCTTCTGCCATCTTCTTAGCGCGGGCATTTTCTGCCATCATGTCGCCAGTAGTAGCACCCACTGCCACAGTTTCTTTATTACGACCAACGAAGGAATCCTGATGAGGCTGGAGAGCCGCAGTATTAAATGTCGAGTTAGCCGGAGCAAAGGATTGTGGCTTAGCCACTTGTTCCGATACGCCAAGAGC